CACAAATGGGTTCGAATAGAGAAACTACAGTTCTTGAGCTTGTATGCAGAAACTATACTCAACCAAATGTCGAGGCGTATTATCATTACGCAATATGCCTAACTACTGAAACAATATTACACTCTAAAGAAATGAGTGGTGTTGGATCTAATCCATTCATTTGTTTTCGTTGGTCTAAGTGCGCTGGTGAAGTTTATGGTCGAGGGCCGCTAATTAATGCGTTAAGTTCAATTAAAACAACCAATCTTACTATTCAGTTAATACTTGAGAACGCGCAGATGTCGATTTCTGGTATTTATCAAATGGAAGATGATGGGGTAATAAACCCTGATACAATCAATCTTGTTCCAGGAACTATAATTCCTAAAGCTATGGGATCTGCTGGGTTACAACCTATACAAGCTGCTGGTCGTTTCGATGTTGCTCAACTTGTTTTAGGTGATCTTAGATTAAATATTAAGAAAGCTTTGTATAATGATATGCTAGGCAATCCTGATAAAACTCCAGCAACAGCTACAGAAATAGCTGAACGTATGGCTGACTTATCTAGAAGAATGGGCGCATCATTTGGGAGATTACAAGCAGAGCTTGTTCAACCGCTTCTTCAACGTGTTGTTTATATTCTTAAGAAACAAGGGCGCATTGATATACCAACAGTTAATGGCAGAGAGATTAAAGTTAGGTCTGTTTCTCCATTAGCACAAGCACAAGCTAATCAAGATATTTCTGTAGTGTCACGCTTTCTTGAGATGATTGGTAATGGCTTTGGGCCAGAGATGTTGCAGCTTTTAATCGATGGCGAAGAGACTGCCATTTACTTGGCTAAGAAGTTTGGTGTTCCAGAAAGCTTGATTCGAGATGAAGAACAGCGTAAACAAATTGCGGAAGCCGCGCAGCAATTAGCGCAACAACAGGCAATGCAGCAGGGAATGATGCCAGTTGAACAGCAAGGTTAATATTGGGATCGATGGTATTCATCGGAAATCTGAACGTGATGTTGAGATTAGCAAAAATATTGCTCAGATATTTTCTACCCCAACAGGGCAGGAAGTTCTGAAGTATTTTAGATCTATTACTATAGAAATGGTTAATGGGCCTAATGTTTCTACAGAAGAACTTCGGCACATCGAAGGGCAGAGATACCTTGTAGGTTTGATTGAGCAACGTATTGCACATGCAAATAGGAGTAAACAATGAGTGAAGAAGATGCAGCAGTAGAAGTGGCAGCCGAAGAAGGCCGTGATTTTGTAACCCAAGAAGATGTTGAAAAAGTAGAGCAAACATCCGAAAAACCTGAGTGGCTACCAGAAAAATATAAAACTGGTGAAGATCTAGCTAAAGCTTATAAAGAACTTGAGTCTAAGCTTGGTGCTAAAGATGAGGATCTTAGAAATCAACTTATAGAAGAAATACAATCAGAAGCTTTTGCCGATAGGCCAGAGACTGCTGGAGATTATCAGCTTCCAGATATTATTAATGAAGAAGAAGCTGTTGATAACGATCTTCTTAGATGGTGGTCAGAACATTCATTTAATAACGGATTTTCTCAGGACGAGTTTGAGGAAGGTATTAAGATATACTCTGAGTCTGTTCTCGGTTCTCAACCTAGCTATGAAGAGGAAGTATCAAAGCTTGGCGATAATGCTGATGCTAGAATAGATGCAGCATCATTATGGGCTAACAAGTTTTTTCCTGAGTCAGCATTACCAGCTATAGAAAAAATGTGTGAAAGTCATGAGGGCATTATTGCTCTTGAAACTATGATGACAAATATGAAGGATGGATCGTTTGCTGGTAATACAGCGTCTGCATCTGAGGTTAATGAAGCTGATCTAAGAAAGATGATGGATGATCCAAAGTATTGGAAAGATCGTGACCCAAACATACACAAGCAAGTTGCCGAAGGGTTCAAGAGAATCTACAGAAGCTAAGATTTTGCAGAGGGGTGAGTATTATCTTACCCCTTTTACCTTAGATCATATCGATGAAGTCATTGAAGGTTTAAGCAAAGAGAATGTTAAAGAGCTTATTTTATTAGGATATACTGATATTAGAAAAGCTCTTATTAAGATGCACGAAAGTTCTGAGTGTTATTTATGTAGAAAAAATAATGAAGATTTTATTATGATTGGTGGTCTTTGGTTTGCTGAAGATCAAGAATGGCCTCAGATGTTTGCTATGTTTTCTAATAAAATAAAAGAAAACTTTAAGGCTATGGCTAGAGGATCTGTAATGTTTGTTAAGTATTTTGATGAGTTTCACGATGGCTTATCTATGACAATACTTAAAGAATATGAGTTTATTTTAGATTGGGCATCATGGTTAGGGTTTGAGGCTGTTGGTATAATATCTAACAATGAAATTGAATATGTTGATTTTGTGCGTTGCAATCCAAATGAAAAAGATGTTTATGATGGCACATTGCAGCCCGTAATACACTAAGAGGCCCGATAGGATACCCTTGCTGATGTGATAAAGCGGACACCTGTTAGTAACCGTAACTTCAATAAGGAACTAATAAATGGCTAATACAATAGACACAGCCTTTATCAAACAGTTCGAAACAGAAGTTCACATGGCATATCAGCGTATGGGTTCTAAGCTACGGAACACAGTGCGGACTGCTAATGTAACTGGATCGACTGTTAGATTTCAAAAGATTGGTACTGCGGAAGCAACTACTAAATCTCGTAATGGTAATGTAACTCCTATGGAACTTGCACATACCAATGTAGAAGCAACTATGGCTGACTTCTACGCTGCTGAGTACATCGATAAATTAGATGAACTTAAAATCAACATCAACGAGCGTCAAGCTGTAGCTCAATCTGCTGCTGCTGCTCTAGGTCGTAAGACTGATAGCTTACTAATTACAGCTATGGATGCTGGTGCTAACTCAACTCAAATCCACGATACAAGTTCTGCTGTTGAAAAAGCAGATTTATTATCTGTATTTGAAACATTTGGAACAGCTAATCTTCCTGAGGATGGACAGCGTTATATTGCTATGCACCCAAAAGGTTTTGCTGATCTGTTCTTGATTACAGAGTTTGCATCATCTGACTTTGTTGGTGATCAAAACTTACCTTATGCTGGTGGCATGACAATGAAAGAGTTCTTAGGCTTTAAGATCTTCTCAACGTCTGCTGTGGCTGCTGGTAAAAGTATGTGCTATCACACAACTGCTGTTGGCTTGGGTATCAATTCTGATGTTCAAACTGAAGTCAACTACGTTGCTGAGAAAGTATCTCACCTTGCAACATCTATGATGTCTATGGGCGCTGTTGTTATTGATGACAATGGTATCTATGAACTATTAGACAATAACTAGGAGGGTTAGAAAATGGCTTATAGTGCAACTGGACTAACTCGTATTGGTGGTGATTCAAATGGTAGCCTATGGAGATATGCTACCGTTGATGCAATTGCTACTGTAAACACGGCTGGTTACTTTAACAGCGCAGCAAATATGCTTGCTGTTCGTGACTTGATTATGGTGCATGATACTAATGCTCCAACAACAAGTTTTGTAACTGTGTTAAGTAATACTGGTTCTGTTGTTGACGTATCTGACGGTACGGCAGTAGCAGAAACAGATAGCGACTAAGGGGATGGGGGCTTCGGCCCCCAACTTTATATGCCTGATTTTGCAAACACAGCAATAAAAATTTGCTCTCGCGCATCATTATTGATTGGTGGAGACCCCATTCAATCTTTTACAGACGGAACTACAGAGTCTGATATAGCTGATGCAGTATACGAAGATATTGTTAGGGCTGCTTTAACAAGCAGTCGTTGGCGTTTTGCGACCAAGCAATCTCAATTAAGTAGATTAGCAGATGCTCCAATAGGAAGATGGGATGCTAGTTATCAATTACCTTCAGATTCATTAATGATTAATGCTATTACAGTTCAAGATTTACCAATTGAATATAACATCTATGAAAATAAAATATTCAACAATGCAAGCGTTACTGATGAAGTGATTGCGGATTATATTTATCGAGCTAGTGAATCATCATGGGCACCTTATTTTACCCTTGGAGTTGAGTTTTCTGTGGCTGCTGTTTTTGCAATATCATTAGCAAGAGATGCTTCATTATCTGCTGCTATGGATCAGCAAGCTAACATACAGTTGATAAAAGCTCGAAGGCTAGACTCTCAAGCTCAAACAACTAAGAAGCTTAATACAAAAAGGTTTGTTACTGAAAGGCTGAGTTAGTGCAAAAAATTCGAGTTCCACAAAACAGTTTTCAGTTTGGTGAAGTAAGTGACTCTTTAATAATGAGAACTGACACTGGTATTTACACAAGTTCAGCGCAAAAAATACAAAACATGATTGTTACTACTGAGGGTAGTGCAAGAAAGCGTCAAGGCTTAAAGCAT